GTAAAATCATTGCAGGCTTATTATCAATTGATAACTGTTAAAAAAAATGAAACATTAAATACCAGTTGGGCTGTAGTTAGTCATAAATCGCTCCCCTACATTGATGGTAATGGTGTAGATGAACGTACACTTAAGTTTGTACCATGCATGATGCGTAATGTCGAAACGCTTTTAGACGATCTTCCACGCTCGATGCCTACTGTTTTAGGCCAGGGCACTAGTAAGGCTTATGAAATGGTTAACGACTGGCCGCTCAGGGTGATGTTTTATGCTGGTTATGGTGTAGGTGCAACAGGCACAACAGACACTTATCCATTTGCTACTACAACAATGTATGACACACAGGGCAATGCAGTATTTGATTACAACTATAACGCTGATGCTATGCTGGCTAATTTTTGGAAAGCCACCCTTGATTTTTTGAAAACCAGGCTAAAGATAGAGTTTGATCGCACCTTAACCCCTTACGAATTAAAGGTGCTCGATCTTGCCCGGCGTCAGTTCTTTCAGGATGCACACATGATTATTGAAGAACTTTATATCGAAGTGAATAAAGAATTGAGCAGCGGGAAGCTAAAAGGCTGGATTATATAATCAACTAAAGTTATAGTTTAGGAAAGTTTTGCCTGATGTCTTCGCTTTGAAATCCAATTTTGTTTTTGGTGTAAATTTCTGTTGTCCGAATGCTAGTGTGGCCGTTTTGCATCATGCGTTCGTAGGCCGAAATACCAGCATCCACAGCGGCACTGTTTCCGGTGTGCTTAAAACTGTATAGCATATAACTTTCGGGCAGGTTTAGCCTTTTGCGGATCTTATTAAAACGCAGGCGCATGGTATTTTTCCCGATGTGCATCTTGCCGGGCTTATGATCCTTATTACCGATCACATAATGATCGCGCGGGTAGGTGTGGAGCTGGAAATCTTCGCGCAGCTCACGCATAAACTCATTACTAATGATAGGTGTTTTGATGCCCCGCGTTTTGTTCACATTGGCCGGCACCCTGATCAGCTGCTTGCCCCAATCAATCCATTCCACTTTCATCATCCGCACTTCGCCAGGGCGCATAAAGCAGTAATATTCAAAGCAAATAAAAAGGTAAAGCTGTGGATCGTTGGCTTTGATATACTGCTTCACGGCCTGCAAATCCTGTTCGGCAATGATGCCTGGTGCTTTGCTCACAACACGCCTGTTCTTAGGTAATCGCTGCACCGGTTGGATATTGATAATGCCCTGCTCAATCAGATCGTCAAATATTTCGCGCAGCAGGTTTTGAAATTTCCGATAAGTGTTTTGGCTGCTTTCGCGCTCCTGATTTAAGTAGGTAAAAAAGCCTATAAGCACATCATTAGTTATTGCAGTAATATCCAGATCGGCATAGCCTTTAGCCCTTAGCCACTGATCGAAAACCCTTATTTTACTGGTGTAAGTGCTGATTGTTGCTGGTGCCAGTCCGCTGGCCGATTGCAGAAACTTGTTTGCAAAAAAGTTGAAGGTGCGATTGCTGGCACGCTTTTGCTGAAATATTTTTGCGGCATGTTTATACTGCAAACTGTCGCTGTAGATATTTTGATTGTCATCCACGGCAGGATTCCATCCGGTTTTGATCAGCTCGGTATAATGCGCCATGATCTTGTGAGCTTCATCGTATCTGGCTTTTTTGGTTTTACACTTAGCCAGGCCTTTATAATGCTTATAGGTGATCATCTTATCCGAACGCGGATCGCGGATAGAGTAGAAGACGTACCATTTTTGGTTCAAATCTCCATGATAGTCATAAAGCTTTGGCAAAATGGCAATTTTTTGATGTTTCATAATTACTCTGTTTTAAATGACCCCACGCCGGCAGAGTAATTTTTCGCTGCTTTTCGCTACTTCATCAAAAAAAATCGCTGCTTTTTCATGTTTACACACTGATAAACAGCTTTATAAGGTATATTGTCGGGGCAGCAGGATTCTCAACACCACCTCAATCAACTACAATTCAATGATTTAACTTTTCGCTGCTTTCGCTACTCTGGACATTGGGACGGCTTTTCACTGGTTTTTTTGTTTCATTTTCGCTGATTTTGCATGGTCGCCCACGTTCGCCTTTTTTTGCGCTGATCTCTTCCATGATGGCACTTAGCATTTCACTTTGCGCCTCAATAACTTTTTCGTGCGCTTCTAAAATTTTTTTCGGTAAATTTTTTTGCCTTATATAAGGTGTAATTGGCTCTTCTACCTGAATTCTATTTTCGTCAATATACATTTTCCCTTCACCCGTAAATAACCAATGTATGTTTAATCCTGGCGAAGAATTAACAATTCTGATTATATTTGGTAGGCTTAATTTGTCACTTTTGATCATTCTATTCAGGTTTTGAGGGTCCATATTAATTTTTTTAGCTAAGCCTACTTGAGATCCAAAGCGTTGTTCTGCAAGTAGTTTAATACGTTTTCCTATACCTTTCATAACTATTTATGGTTATTTTTTAAAAAAAAGACTTGACAAATAATCATTTTTGATTATTTTTGTCCGACCATTGTCCGACCATTGTCCGACAAATGTAGGACATTTTTAACCGTTTGTAAATATCCAATAATGAGTACACTAAAACTGAAAGACCCCAGAACTATAAAAAAATCCATCAAATTCACACAATTTGAATGGGAACAGGTGTATAAAGTTTGTAAGAAAAAAAAACAAACTTTCTCTGACATGGCCCGCGAAAAAATCCTCAAATCAAACTGCAATGAAAATTGAAATCAGAACATCAGCTGACGGGCTCGACCTTATCGCTAACCAGGGCGATGAGTACCGGAAAATTAATGAAAATGATGCACTTGTGGATTTGATCGCTGATTTGATACATCAAAAATATCCAAAAGCTGATAAAAGGCTCAATATGTTATATGATTCAAAATTTGAAAAGGTGCGCCGATTTTGTAAGTGCAATTTTGCCATGCAGGATAATGTTCCCGACCTTGATAATCAGCAATTCAATTTTGAATTTGTAAACTGCCCGCTCCGTGGCGAATGCCTTGACGAAAATATTATATGCAACCCGCAGCTCGAAACAGGCCTCACAATACGCGAAACACAAGTAGTGCGCGAATTTGCCACCGGAAAAATGGCTAAAGAAGTAGCTATTAAGCTGCATATAAGCCAAAATACAGCCGAATTACATAAAAAACATGTGTATGCCAAACTCGGAATAGCAACAATTGGCGAACTGGTCAATTTTGCCCGAAATCATGGCATCTACAATTGCTAATAATCCCACGCCGGCAGAGCAGGCGACAAATCACGCTCTCATCGTTCTTTAACTATTTAAGCAACAGGCACACAAATTTTGGTTAACTACCAAATATTTCCATCATTTTTTTATAAGTGATAAAAATTGGACTGCTTAATTTTCAGAATGCTGCCTGTCATTCTCCCGGTCCCGCTTGTGCGGGATCGGGTTTTTTATCAAAACTTAAATTATTAAGATATGCAAACCACAGAATCCACTTTTGGCAAGGAGTTTACAAAGCTCTTCCGCAAAACCCTCAAACAGCGGCATCACTTGCTGCGTACCGGTAAAAATCAGGCTCCAGAAGCTCGTATGCGTATGCACATGGATAAGCTTTATCCTTATATGCACACCAACTTTAGCGATCGTGGCGCCGCTAAATTCCTGATCGAAAACCAATACACCATTGGCCAGATCATCCCAGCACACCAGCACCAAATGAAAACCCGCCTCCATTCACTCGTGATGGTGGCTAAACAATACACATCATGCTAATCACTATCATTTCGCTAACAAGCGCAATCGCTGCCTTAGGGATGGCCTATCTGTTGTATTTAATCTATTGCTGGTTAAAAGAAATTGATCTGCACCTTGGGATCATGCAGCACGAGTTAAAAAAAAGAGCAAAGCTCAAAAAGAGTAAATCTCAATAAAAATAACCTCAAAACTTCACAGCTATGATTTATGTAGAACGCAAACCTGATGGATATATTTATGTGAACGACAAACCGATTCGCATCTATACCGACATCAAAAACCTGAACGAACAGGAAAAAAAGGCTTTCGATAATTTCACAAAAGCCATCGACACTAACCTTAAAATCAAATCGTCATGTATAAGCAGATAACAGTTACAAACCACCAGCTTAAGCTTATCAAAATAGCCTTGCAGCTACTCAATACGCAGCTGAGCCACGAACATGAGCAATCGTTTATCCAGGACGAATTTGATACGCATTATAACACACCCGAAGAATTGCAGCTAGCAATTGACGCCAGGCGCGAAACCATCGAAGACCTTATCAGACAGCTATGAAAACTCCTGATGAATACCTCGAAGAACTCAAAAAAATTGAGCTGCAGGCTGAAATCCGTAGAAGACAATATCAGTATCAAAAACTCGAAAAAATGATATTCGAGGATCATGCACTCAAAACTACATCATTAAGGCAACTGGCAATAGTTTCAGGTTATAGCTATCCAAAAGCCTTGGAATGTTACAGCCACATGCTTAAATACCATAACAATAACATTCCCGAACCTGAACTTTGCCCCAGCTGCCACCAACCAAAAACCCTTAAAACAGGCAACGCATGCCGCGATTATTTTCACATTGTATGAAAAAACCATGACAACAAAGTGCAAAACGGTGCAAAATGAAACATTAATCTGACAATCATGGAAAAAGAAACTTATTACGGAACTCTAAACTTCAACCAAAACATACTTACAGTTGTAAAAGTCATTGATGGTGGTATATCAGAACGCAGAATGATTCAAATGTCATTCTGGAAATCATTTTTAAAAAAGGGCGACTATAAAAATGCCGTTCAAAATATTACTCACGAAACAATGTCATATTACCGCAAAGATCAGCTACACCCCGGTTGCGATGAAAATCTATTCAACGAACTATATATTAATGCACTGAAATACTTCAACTCCTGAACCCTTCAACACGTAAACCCTTCAACCTATAAACATCTATGATCCCAAAAAATATAGCGCAACGCATAATTGAAGAAGCCGACATCGTGAAAGTTGTAGGGCAATCAGTGCAGCTCAAACGCAAAGGCAGTAACTATACAGGCCTGTGCCCGTTTCATACCGAAAAAACACCATCGTTTATGGTGTCGCCGGCCAAAGGAATTTACAAATGCTTTGGCTGCGGACAGGGCGGTGATGCTGTTAAATTCGTGATGCAAACACAAAATATCAGCTTCCCCGAAGCCCTCAAGCTACTGGCCAAAGACCTCAATATCGAAATTGAAGAACGCGAAGCCACCGAAGAAGAAAAGTTCGAGAACCAACGCCGCGAAAACCTGATCCAGTTTTATGAGTTTGCCCGCGATTACTACCGCATGCAGCTCACTGGCAAAGCCCTCGATTATGCCCAAAGCCGCATGAAGCCCGAAAGCATAAAAAGCTTCGATATTGGATATGCTCCCGCCGCTGGCCGTGCCCTGGCCGATCATGCCCGCATGCAAGGCTACAAAGAAGAATTTCTGCTCACCACCGGCCTTATCCGGCAAAATGATAAAGATGGCCATTTGTACGATTTTTTCCGCGATAGGCTTGTGTTTCCTATCTACGACCACAACAATCGGCTGATCAGCTTTACAGGCCGTGTGCTTCCGGGTGCTGATGCCAAACAAAGCAAATACATCAACCTTGCCGAAAGCGAAACCTACCACAAAAGCAAAGTTTTGTATGGTCTCAATATGGCCAAAAATGCCATAGGCAAATCCGAAACGGCCATCATCGTCGAAGGCAATACAGATGTTATCAGGCTGCACGAACTGGATCAGCCAGTTACGGTTGCGCCAATGGGCACCGCTTTCACGCATGAGCAATTGCTGCTGCTTAAGCGCTATGCCAAAAAACTGGTGCTGCTTTATGATGGCGACAATGCAGGCAAAAAAGCCAGCATCAAAAACGCTAAACTGGCCGTTGAACATGGTTTTGCTGTGTATGTAGCATTGCTAGAAGAAGGTAAAGACCCTGCAGATGCTTTTACGGATGAAGCTGATCTGGAAAGCTTTCTGAAAAATAAACGCATGGATTTTATACAGTGGCATGCCGCTAATTTGATTATTAAATCTGCCGAAGATCCGCACCTAAAAAACGAAGCAACTAAGGAAATGGCTGTTTTGCTGGCCAACTACGAAACCACTCTGCGCGAAGAATATATAAATAGCATCAGCGGAAATGGTAAGTTTAACGCCGAAACCCTGCGCGACGAAATTAAAGCCATGACCAAAGAAGCCGCCGAACCAGAAAGCAACAAAAAACAAAATCTGCCCGAAGCAGTTGATGTAAACGAATACTATCGCTGGGGATTTTACGAACACAACAACAGCTACTATTTCCGCGCCAAAGGCGATAAGCCTGAGCACTGCTCTAATTTTGTGATGCGCCCGCTTTTCCACGTTAATAGCATCTATGACAGCAAGCGCATTTTCGAGCTCGAAAACGTACACAATTATAAGGTTGTCGTAAATCTCGATATGCAGGAAATGACAAGCTTGCAGGCTTTTCAGCGCAATGTTGAAGGCAAAGGAAATTTTTTGTTTTGGGGCACTCCGGCACAATTCAACCGGCTAAAACTAAAGCTGTACGAAGAAACCCGCACCTGTACAGAAATTTCTATTTTAGGCTGGCAAAAAGAAGGTTTTTGGGCTTGGAGCAATGGCATCATTACCGAAGAAGGCTTCAAACAGATTGATGATTATGGCGTGGTGGAGTTTGACGATAAGCACTATTTCATCCCGGCCTTTTCGCGTATCTACATTAATGATAAAAGTATTTTCATTGATGAGCGCAAATTTCGTTTCAAAACAAAAAATATCAGCTTAATGCATTGGTCACAAGAACTAATTAAGGTTTTTGGTGATAATGCTAAAATAAGCTTGATGTTTTGGGTGGCAGCCACTTTCAGAGATCATTTGTTTCATATTTTTGGTAACTTCCCTTTATTAAATCTGTTTGGTCCTCGTGGTAGTGGTAAAAGTGAATTAGCGAAGCAGCTAATGACACTATATGGTATTCCTCAAAATGCCTTAAATATTCACAATGCTACCAAAGCAAGTTTATCACAATTATTGCAAAACTTTTCAAATTCATTAGCCTGGATTGATGAATATAAAAATTCTCTTGACTTTGTAATGATTGAAACACTTAAATCAGTTTATGATGCTGTTGGTAGGAACAGAATGAACATGGACAAAGGCAAGAAAAAGGAAACCACCGAAGTGAATAGCGCTGTGATTCTATCAGGGCAGGAAATGCCTACTGCTGATAATGCATTATTTACTCGTGTGATTTTTTTGCAATTCGACAAAACAGAATTTACATCAGATCAAAAAAATAATATTGATCAATTAAAAAGCTTGGGCAAAGATGGTTTAAGTCATCTTACAGTTGAATTACTTAAGCATAGACAATATTTTACATCTGAATTTTACAGTATATACTCTGATACGCTTGCTGATTTCAATAAAGAATTTGAAGACAATCCAATAGAAGGTCGTTTGCTTAGTAATATGGTTACAATAGTAGCTGCATGGCGAACTATTGCCCGCAAAATTGAATTTCCGTTTTCCTATCCCGAAATTTTCAAAATAAGCCTTAAATCATTAAAAACACATAACTCACACGTTGGTAGTAGTGATGAAGTTGGTATTTTTTGGGATGTGTTTGAAAGTTTGTATGATACCGAAACCCTTATCGAAGGATGGCATTTTAAAATTGAGCATACCAAAATACTTGAGTTTACGAATGGTAAGAAAAAGGATTTTGAGGGCAAACGCATTCTGAAATTCAAATACACAACCGTTTATAAGATGTACAGTGAGCAAGCCCGCCGCCAAGGCCTTAAACCATTGCCCAGCGACACGCTCAAATACTACCTGCAGAACCATAAATTCTACATTGGGGTGCAACGTGCCTGCATGTTTGCTGCCAAGCTGATAGATCCCAAAACACATGAATACAAAAACCACCGCATGAATACCACTGCCTTCTGCTTCGACTACGAACGCCTAGAAAAGATGGGAATCAACCTCGAACGCGAAGCCGAAGAAAACGACTACACCCCACCAGTGCCACTCAATGGCCATGCCAAAAACACAGATTATTCCATGGAACCAAAAACAGCCGAAAGTACAGAATTACCCTTTTAATTAACATATAAGTTAATATTTATGAGTAACATCAGTATCAAATTAAATCTTGGAGCCTTTAAGTGCGGCATCCAAAACATCACAGGTAAGAGTGGCATACCTAAAAAGTGCCTCATAATCCCGATTGACGACAATCATTTAATCACGGGCGAAAAAGGTGTGTATGCCGATTTGATTGCCTGGCCAATAAAGGAAAAGCGAAACGATAGCAAGGATACACACTTGATTAAGCAGAGTTTTAAAAAAGAGTTTTTGGACAGCCTTACCGATGAGCAGAAAAATGCACTCCCGATTTTTGGCAATTTGGTCGATTGGAGTAAAAATGTAAGCGTGAATCAGGCCGAAGATTTTGTTGATACAGTTAAGATGGAAGAACCAGACGATTTGCCTTTTTAGCCTTTTTTTAAAAAAAAATCATGCGTTTCATCCAAAATCGAAAAACCGCACCAACACCCACCAACACCCACCAACACATTTATAAACTACTAATAATGAATAATATAATAATAAAAATAGTACTCAGAAAGTGTTGGTTGGTATTGGTTTCTGTTGGTAGGTGTTGGTCGGGCAAAATCCAAAACCAACACATGTTGGTGCGTTTTTTCGGTTTAAGTATTTCATACTCAATGGTGTTGGTGGTGTTGGTGGTGTTGGTGCAAAAAATAGGTATATTTTGATGGAAGAAGAAAAAAAAATATCAAAACAGTACAGTTCATCAGAACTCGATCAGGTAATATTTTACCTTGCCAGGAGCAATATGAGATATTACAAACTTAATCCGGAGCAAGCCGAAAAAGTAAAAGCAGCCTGGGAAGCTTTACACGCCTACGATCAAGATCACGAATACACATTTAATGAAACGCATACCATTTTACGAAAGGACCAAAGATGAAAACCCACACCAGTCAGATAATTAAAATACGTCGTTCTTATTAGTTAAACCCTTATGCTGGTGTGGGGGTTTTTATAAAACTTAAAATTTAAAAATTATGTCAAAAGAAAAAATAGAAATTAAAGAACAAACTAACCCGCCATTACTTATAGCGGATGTCAGCAGATATTTAACCCCCCACAAATGCCCAGTATGTGGTGGGAATGGATTAGTTTCTAATGGGTTTTATTTGCAAACAAGTGGTAGTTGGTTAACAACAAGTATTACACCCGAACAATGCCGTTCATGTGGTGGAACTGGTATTGTCTGGGGCTAATGTTTGCTAACGTGCCGCAGCTAAAAAATCGGCTGAGGCACGAAGCTGTTTTTTAGGTGCTGTTATGCACTGGCACGGATTATTAACTATAAATTTTGATTATGAAACGAATACAAAGAAAGCGAACAAAGGGATGGAAAATGCCTGAAAATGCAAAGTATGTTGGACGACCTACTAAATGGGGAAATCCTTTCCGATTAACTCCTGATGGCTTTATTCAATGCTACTCAACTAATCGGAAAAAATTAGACAATTGGATAATGTGGAGTTATTCAAATGGCTTTGAGACAAAAGATATTGTCGAGTTATACGGTAGATGGATTGACGGTGAATTAAAAGCAATTGCACCATACTTACCTACACCGCCAAGCATAGAAGAACTTAAAGGAAAGGATTTAGCGTGTTTTTGTTCGCTTTCTTCTCCTTGTCACGTAGATGCTATTTTGGAACGTGTCGGTAGTGCTTGTGCATAACGGTACTTTGCTATGTGCTGCATGGCATAGCCGAATTTATCAAGCTACACAAATGTTTATTTCCGTGTTGCATATAGCATTTGTTAGCGTTTCGTGCTTTATTTCAGATTGTTAACTTTTAAAATTAATCATATGAAACACATTGATGAACATTACAAAGATTGGTGCGGCGAGCATCATATTGTAAATAGCTGTCATCCTGTACATGATAGTGCGGAGGCATGTGATTTTGCGGAATACTATTTTAAACAAAGGATAGCTGAATTACTTCCATCAAACGAATTAATAGAGCAACTAAAGCCTATTAATAACAACTGGGCAGACATTGACAAAGGATTTTCTATCGGATGGCGACATGGTGCAAAATGGCTTAGAGATAAGCTGTCTTTAGCATGAACGCTAATGTTTTGGCTATTAAAAGTATCGGAATTGAAACATTTAACTATCGAATGAGAACAAACTTAAATAGAATTATCAACCTTGCACTTAGCACTTCACCCGCTATTTTTTATAGCCGTTGTTGTGGCTTCGTGCTTTTTAATCCGAAGTTATGCCAATAGATTACAAAAAATACTGCGCAGATTGGAAGTTGAGAAGTCGTTTTATCCGCTTTTATCGAGCAAAAAATCACTGCGAAGTTTGTGGATGCGAAAACTACAAACCGCATCCGATTACAGGAAGCAAAGTGGTTTTAACGGTTGCCCATTTAAATCACTATATAAACGACAATAGTTTTTTCAACATAAAAGCGATGTGTCAAAAGTGTCACAACAACTACGACAAGCATTATCGCAAAGCGAATCGAAAAAAAAAACAAGGTGTCTTATCGCTTTTTTAGCATGAGCCACAACGTTTTGCGTGTATATGTCAGGTGGCAATTAGAATCACTAACCTTTCAATATAGCAGAATGTTTGATAGAAGTAAAAATGTTAAATAAAACCACAGAACCGCCACTTGCATATACACGCTGTTATAAGCTGGTGCGGTTTGATTAACGAAATTTAAAATGAAAACATTAGTAATACACCCTAAAGATTCAACAACCGATTTCTTGTGTGAAATATACAAGGATAAAGATTGGACTGTTATAAATACAAACACTTCTAAGAAATTCCTTAAAGAACAAATAAAAACACACGATAGAATTGTGATGTTAGGACACGGAACAGAAAAAGGATTACTTGGTTTCAATAAATTTATTATTGATTCAACGTGGGTTTATTTATTGCGAGATAAAAATTGTGTTTGTATTTGGTGCAATGCTGATGAATTTGTAAAAAAGTACGGATTGAAAGGATTTTACACAGGAATGATAATTTCAGAATATGAAGAGGCAATTATGTGTTGTGTTCCTACAAATTCGCAATGGATAGCAGAATCAAACACCGATTTTGCATTGGCAATTAAAAATTCAATTGATGATGAAAATATGTTAGAAAAAGCAAAGATGTTATACGAAGGTAATTCTGCGGTTGTTGAATTTAATCGCAACAATCTTTATTACGAAGCACTATAGTAGCACTTGCTTATAACGGACAGCGGTATGAAAAGTGCCGACAAATACACACGAACGATGATTAAAAGTACAAACGTAAAAAAAGAAAAAAAGGGGAGGGCAAAAATATGTCTGAATTAAAGAAAGGTGATTGTTTAGAATTATTAGCCGAATTAAAAGACGGTAGTATTGACTTGCTTATTACAGACCCACCTTATGCAATTGGAACGACAAGCAATGGAACAAAAGGAAGTTGGAGCGACAATAACTTGATACGACCTTTCTTTGAAAAATACTTTGAAGAAATAAAACGAGTACTTAAAAACGGTGGTGAATTTTATATTAATACAGACTGGCGAACTTATCCATTTTTGTACCCAATTGTTACGACAAAATTAGATGTAAGAAATTGCATTGTGTGGGATTATGAATGGATAAAAGCAGGAAGCCATTACAGATTTAGCCACGAATTTATAATTTATGGATTTAAAGGCGAAAATAAACGGACTTTTAATGCTGCAAGCCGTGATGTATGGAGAATTAAGCCAATAAACTTTACAAGCAAGGAAAAGTGGCATCAAGCGGAAAAACCCCTTGAACTTGTAAAAACAATGATACTTAATAGCAGCAATGAAGGTGATACAATTTTAGACACTTTCGCAGGTAGTGGAACTACTGGCATTGCCTGTTATGAAACGAAACGACAATTTATAGGGTTTGAAATAGACGATGATACTTATAAGAAAGCAATTAAGAGAGTTAAAGCGGCAACTGCACAGACTTTCTTATTCTAAATGGTTTTGCAAAAACCAAAGCGGGCGGGCTTTTTTCTTTTTTGGATTAACTCACAAACGCTTATTAAATGTACGGAATAAGGCATTTTTTATACCGTGTGTTATGCACTGCCTTTTATTTGTTAAATTTTTTAAAATCAATTATATGAAAAACTTAGAAAACAAAGAAATCCTTTCAGATGAAATATTCAACGCAATTTCACTGATTATTAAACAAACACCAAATGCCGTTTTTGGTGGCTCAATTGCCCTTAATGCTATTGGGTTAATTAATAGACCTATTTCTGATATTGATTTATTTTTTGGAATGAATGAAAGTTTATCTAAAAATGGATATTTATCAGTTGAAACTATCGGAGAAATAACTTCCGATACGGTTACTAATACAAATGGCATTGAAATACAAAGAACAGGGGCTAAAATCGCAGGCGTTAAAACCTGTTGTTTTAAGGTATCTAATGAAGAATTGCAATGTTCAAAATATAAATTTACAAGAAATGAAACCGAATTTACTATTTGTATTCAAAATGTAAATTACGCAATCGAAGCAAAAAAATCTTATTCAAGTCGAAATCCAAAACACAAAACAGATTTAGAAACAATCTCAAATGTGTTGGACGGTCTTTTTTAAGGTTGTGCATAACGGCAAAGTATATGGCAAGGCGGGGTTTAAAAGTGCTTCCCTGTCAAGCCAGCAATAAGTAACAAAAAAGCACAAGTGTAGCAATACGGAATCCGCCCCCGCTTTGCTATATACAATGTTATAGGGCGTTTATTTTCAAATCATTATGGCAAATCGTTATTACACATTCGCAGAATTAAGCGAAAAAGAAACAGGAGTTCAACTCCGTGCAGGTGGAACATTAGGTCGCCACCATTTTATTATCGAAAACAAGTCTGAAACTCACATCAAAGTTTCTGGCTTTAATACTGACGGCTCAAAAGCCGGTGAAACAACAATAAAAAAAGGTGGCTCACTGGGGTACAACTGTGGAAGCGTATGGGCTATCAAACCACAATACGACATGACCCCGATTGAATTGCTTCGTTCCGAGTTTAGAATTTCTAAGGATATGGTTTTCATAATTCCACGTTCTGAAATTGAAAACATTGAACTTGAAGAATTGACAAGCTCAATTGACGAGGACGACCCACACGCAAACCATAACCGCTTTTGGGGCAATGGCGAAACATGGGGATACACAGGAGAAAACTGTGCTTTCTCAATTTACCACAGTTTTCATGGTGGAGTTGACCAACGTAGGAGAGTTCACAGGGTTTTCATTGTTAAGGAAAAATTTGATGAAGGAGTAAAAGAATGTTTTAAGGCACTTGCTGATTATTCTGGCAAGAGTTTCACAAACATTAAGCATCCAGCTAATATGTTGCTCTTTGCTCCTTAAAATGCCCTATAACGAGTGTATATACGCAACTCATTTAAGTTGCCGTATATGTGTGTGTTATGATTAATCAATTTAAAATGTAGATATACGCAACTCAAAAAAAAATGTAACATGATTAAATATATCAAAATAACAACCATCGAGCACATCTGCGAATACTGCAATGGCAAAGGATTTCGCTACGAAAACGAATACCACAACCAATGCATCAAACGCACTTGCTATATGTGCCGCGGCAATGGCAAAATACTAATAGATCATCAGGAGGATGTTACTGATTTAGTAATAAAACTACTCACCGAAAAAAATTTGCCCTCTGAATAATCTTTTCTGATTATTTACAGGATTTTATAATCATTTATGGTTATTTTTGGAAATCAAAACCAAAACAATAAATTATGGCCAGTGGCATCTATACCAAAGTAAAATTGCACCCGTTTTATCAGGAGTTTTTGCGCGGATATTTCCAACAGAACGAACTTGTTTTCAAATTTCCAAAAAAACATGATCTGCTCACCAGGCTTGAGCAGTTTATAAGCATACAACCAGAAAACAGAGAAACCGACTGGATCAGCGATAAAGATTGTAACGCATTTTTGATAGAACTACCCTATATGGAGCACAAAGACCCATTTTATTACAATTACATTTCGCAAAACAAAAGCAAGCTTTACGCGCATCGTGTGCGGGAGTTTTTTCGGGATGTATATCACGAATTTGTTGGCCGCCTCGAACGCGATGGATTCTACCGAGAAGAAATAATTTACATCTTCCTGGAAGAATATCATATTTCGCCAGATTATTCCGATTGGCTCAAAAAAGAATTGTACCTGTACAAAAAATCACTTTCTGCAAGAAAATATCGAAAAAAACGTAAAAAATCGCATCAGTTAAATTGAAAAAATTAAATGGTGCGTTTCCAAACGTTTCCAAACGTTTCCAAACGTGTCAACAAAAAATAAGCAATAAATAACCATTAATGATTATGCTATGAATAAAAAAATCATTCTGCCTTGTCGCAAACTTCAAATGATCCACGCCAGGCATGTGAATACCATTACAGATAATGTGATTACACCCGCCAACGGGCATGAGTTAATTCCTATTAAAACAAGATCAGTAGAAATTACAGAACAACTCGAAAAAAGCGATCACGGCGACAGAATTACGCAAACACTTGATGTTTCGTACCTTTATACCACACAATCAGTACAAAAGCTAATTGAATTTCCATTACTATTTCAAATTACACTTACAAACGGCATCAACTATGTTTTTGGGTCATTGGAATATCCGGCACTTATTCAATCAGCAAAAAGTAATATAAATGGTGGCCAGTTTTCGGCTTTTGCTTTCAGATTGAGTTTTCAGTTTGTGAATGATTTTACTGATCAATACGATCCAAATATTGTCGCACCTGATTAAGGACGCGGCGGAGCCATTCCAGATTAATATGCTATAAATCAAATGTTAACGATTTAAAAGTTAGTCCTTTGCCGCAGGCGTTTTAACCTATAACATTGCTGCATCATTTAAAATGACATGCAGCATGTATAACGATTTCCTTCACGAAATTTCAGCTTCTCACCTCGATATTCATGGCGATCACCTTGATGCTTATATGCCTGTTATACGGCGTATTGCAGCCGGCGAAACAGTGGCCGATATGCGCCCCGAAACCATGATGAATATTTTTGATCCGCTAGCACGCGAACTCAAAAATACCGAAACAGAGGATCAACCCCAAAACGGTGTGGCCGTTATTCCAATCCGTGGAATGCTTAGCAAATATGGTAGCCCTTGGAACTGGGGCACAGAAGAATACAGCAATCTCCTCAAACAGTTATATGAGCAGGACAATGTAAAAAGCATTGTTCTGCAGTTTCACACGCCAGGTGGCACCAATCACAGCGTTTTTCCGATGGAAGAAGCCATCCGCAGGCGCAATAAGCCTGTTTTGGCCGTGGTTGACAGCCAGGCTTTGAGTGCCGGATATTATCTGGCTTCGCTTTGCGATAAAATTTATGCCGTTAACCGTATGGCCGAAGTGGGCAGCATTGGCATAATGGCTCAAATCCGCAATATTGAAAAGATGTACGAAAAAGAAGGCCTGCAAACAATCAAGCTCATACCGCCCGAAAGCCGTTTCAAAAACAAGGGCTATATGGATGCCCTCAATGGAAAACCAGAAACCCTTATCAATGAAGAATTGCGCCCTTGGGCTATTCACTTTCAAAATATTGTGCGTGCCAACAGGCCCCGGCTCGATATGGCTGTGGAAGGTTTGTTAGAAGGCAAAATGTTTTATGCCTTTGATGCCGAAAACAATGGCCTGGTGGATGAAGTGAAACCGCTCGATCAGGTAGTAAAAGAAGCTTTTGAATATAGCAAAAATCAAGTACAAAAATTATTCACCTAAAACCCTGTTACAATGAAAGAAAAAATCATTGCACTTGCCAATAAGCTGGGACTGTATAAAAAATTTAAAGAAGACAGTCTCACAAGCGAAGATTGGGCAAAATTTACCGCTGCTTTTCAACAAGAGTACGGTATCGAACTACTTCAAGCCATTAAAGAAGCACAGAAAGTACCGGTGCTCGAAAAAGAGCAGGCCGATGCTATCCTGGCACTCTTTGGCGAAGAAGATGCTCCAAAACCTGCACAGCAGGAAAACAAAAAGCAGCCTGTTGAAACCCCAAAAGTTGATTTGGCCGCAGAAATCACCGAAATGAAGAAAAACCTTGCCGCTCTGGCCGAAGCTAAAAAGAAATTAGAAGCTCAACCGGAAGAAGGTGATGGAAAAAAAGTTGAAATGAAACGTCCAGAAAAAGTAGTTTTGGGTGGCTTTGGCCATAACGAAACACATCTCTTTGGCATTCCTGCCGATCTGTTTGCATTGAGCAAACCATGGAACAACGTTACCATTAAACGTGATGCCAGCATGCGGTGGGACGACAGAACAACAAGCCTTTTTAAACAAGAGTTTAACGACTATGCCGAAAAAGTAGCCGAACGTATTGGCGATCTACACAACAAAGGATTGCTCGGAAGCATCACCAAAGGCCTCGATACCATTGATTACACTGGTTTTGATGGCACCGGTTGGGGCGAGGAATATGTTGTGCGCCGTCAGGATGCTTTGATCAGCTACATTCGTGCGTTGCCTTCTGTAAGCCGTATTTTCCCAGTATTGTATGGTGTGCAGAACAAAATGGAAATGACAAACTCTTTCCTCACTGATTTCTCACAAGCTTATCAGGCTGGACATGTGTTCAAAGGTGGTTATAAACTAATCCCCGAACTGGCAAAAGTTGATGATGTGATGTTCAAACATCAATTCAGCGACATGAAACAACTCGAAAAAGAGTATGTTGGTTACTTGAACCGCGAAGGCTCCGATCCAATGAAATGGAGCTTTATCGAATGGCTGATGCTCGAAACACTCAAAAAACTGCGCAATGAGCAGGAAGAACGCCGCGTGATGGGTGTTCGTGTTGATCCTGTTTCGGAAGTTGCCGGCCACCATAAACTGGCTGCTGATGGTGTTGTTCGCCGTCTGCAGAAATATGTGGATGAGTTTAAACTCGAACCTTTCACCAGCCTGCGCACTTACACTGCCAGCACTATTCTCACCTTTGTGGAAACATTTGTTGAGAATGTGAATCAGGTATTGCCATCGCTGCAAGGCTATCGTTTGTACATGAACGAAAAGCATATCCCATGGTATCTGGCTAAATACCGCGATACTTATGGTGTGCAAATGGACTTCACCGGTGGTGAAGTGAAAGTACAGAACTACGGCCTTAGCGGTATTGTTGGCGTGCCAAACATGGGCAACAGCAATTTGATGTGGATCACTATTCCTGGCAATATTGAGCTGTACGAAAATCGCCCCGGCGAAATGGAAGCACTTTACTATCAGCGCGATCTGGAAAGCCTTATCGTTGCCAGCTGGTGGAAAGAAGGTGCTGGCGCTTATATGGTCGGAAAACAGTTTGCAGATGCTGCAACACTGGCCGCCGACAAGCGCAAACACCAGTATATCTTCCTCACTGATCCGGTAACTGTTTTGGCTCCTGATGCTACAACTGCAAATGGCGCTGTGAATTATCTGTTTGAAACAGACGAAAATACCGAGGCAACTGCCATTACCGACATCACAAATGCCGAAGAAGGCGTTGTTTATCGTATTACTTGTGGAAACACTACCAATGCCAGCACTATCGCCAAAGCGCTTAAGTTTAGCGATATCAGTGCTGCATGGATACCAACCGCTGTAGGCGATTACATCGAAGTGTACTACAACAGCACTACCAATAAGTTTATCGAAGTTGCCCGCAAGGTAACGGCATAAGCTTAAAATGTGATAACAAGCCCCCTGCTTATAGTCAGGGGGATTTTTTGAAACAGAAAAAAATCACTAAATAACATAATACAAAATGAAACGATTTAATAAAATTAATATCAAAGAAAAGCGCATTCGCTTTGTGCAGCAGGCCGATAACCGAAGAGCAAAAGGTCTTACCATGCGATTTATGCTCATCCTGGCATTTATGTTTATTGCTGCTCCATTGGCTGTTTTTGCTGCCGGACAAACAGATTTTGACGATTTGTTTGATGTACAGGCTAAAACAGGCACTACCGTTGTTGTGGCCACTGTAATGGCGGCTATTGGCAATGTAGAACGTGTGCCAAACAGCCAGCGTACAGGTAATGCCGTTAAATATAAACTTTGGCTGCTTAGCGAAGATCAATACGATGATAAGCAGGCTTTCCCCACGCGTACGAATCGCGAACGAGGCAATATACCATTAAAAGCAGGCGAATATTGGCATTGGGTCGAAGTGTTAAGAAATAGCACTGAAATTAAAGCTACAGGAGAAGAAGGCGACTTTGCAAGCAAAATAACAAATGAAATAACATTCGGGCTTGGTGGCATAAGTGATGAAGTGATGAACTTGCTCGAACAAGGTTTGCAGGAAGGTTTCTTTATCGTGTTTGAAAATTGCTCAACGCATGAAAAATTCTTGCTCGGTACGGCATGTAAGCCGATTGTCTTTAGCGGTTTTGATGGCGGAATGCTAAAGGATTATACAGGCTTTACCGTTACGTTTAAAAACGAATCGGGCGAGATGTGGAGCAAATATACCGGAAACACTACAACACAAGCACCTACAAGCGTTGCCGCTGATGCTACAAGCATTACGCTTACTTCTGCCGAAGTTTATCAAATGAACGAAGGCAGTGTTGCAAGTGTTAATGTTACTACTATCGAGGCCGTTACTGATGCCGATGTAAATCGCATCATTACCGTGCTGGGTGTGCCTGGCGCAATTGAAAACGTTAATAATGTGCCTGTGATTGTTGATATTGCCGATTTCCTATTGATTGATGGTGAAGACTGGACAGCAAACCCAGGCAAACAGATCAGCTTCAAAATATTTAAAGATGGGGCTGGTTCGTATAAGTTTATCGAAATAGCCGGATCACGTGTTTAATTTGTAATAAGTTTTCATAAGTTGGTTTTGGTTTCTCAATGAAAGTCCTGCAGTGATGCAGGGCTTTTTTTTGTCCTTGCTTTAGCTTACATTGTAAACCAACTTTGCAGCTGATTGATTAATCACCTTAAAAATTGAAGATCATGGATTTTATAGCTAAAAACAATTTTATTGTGAGACACGCAACTGCTGATCACTTTGATGCTGATTTTGCTTTGTTTGAAAAAACGTTTCCAAAATCAAGACTGATTGATTCGCTTAAACTAGCGCAACCCTACAACAAGAAATCGCTTGACGAACGTATGCTGTTTGAGCTGCTCGACAATGTGAGCGTCGAAACAGTGCTCAACAACAGAGACCTGGGCAAAGCAGAAATCACTATCAAACGCAAGCTGCAAACGCCTAACGAAGGCAACTACATCACTGAAAAGCCTGCTACTGCTAAGCTAGCAGCTAAGCCGGCCAAAAAGCGCCCAGCTAAAGCTAAGCCAGCAGCTAAAAAAAAAGCGGCCCCAGAGCAGAATACCCAGCCATAAGCTGGAACCGGACAGCTGATCCGGACATTCAATTGTGCATGGCTTTGTACAATGATCGTGTGTATGCTTATGAACTAATGCAGCAGCTCGATCCTAAACTCAACGATCAAGCTGATGCACGCACAATAAGCGACTATCTTAACGCGCAAGAGCGCAATATTCTGGCCTTTGCTGAACTCGAAAACTATCAGAGCAAAGGCCAGTTTCTATTTAAGCATGCAATTCTGCTGCAGCACAAGCAGCGCAATGAGCTCGAAAAATTAAAGCAGCATAATCCTGAACGCTTCACACGCGAATTGATCAATGCGAACAGATCAATTGTGCGCTATAAAAGTTTGATCAAAAATAAAAAGTACAGATCAAAAGCAGAGCAGCAGAGCTGGCTCGATCATATCGAAAACTATCAAATCAAAGTAAAGCTGATGACTGCGATCTTATCAGCTTAATAGCTGCTAATTAGCTGAAAGCCTCATATTTGAGTGCATTTCATTTCAATTCAAACCAAGCCGCTAACTCAGCGTTACGGCAAGTGGAAAGCCACAAAGCCAGGCGAAAAAATAAAGCGATCTGCAACCAGCACCGTATCATGCTGATAAATAAATAATTGCCGGCAGTGATGTACGAAAATGAACAGTGTAAAAATAAAACACATTTCCAATATTTGGAAAATTCCACAAAACAGAAAAAATACAAATCAGACTAAAAAAAAGTGTTAAAAAACTTGACAAGTGTACAAAAAGATATTATCTTTGTCTTATAATTAATCAAAACAGGAAGGGCCAACCTGGATAAAAAACCGGCACTGAAAAAATGAAAGCTAAGATCACCCGCGCAACCGTAAAATCTTTCATCAACAAGCATGACGAACTGTTTATCAAAGAAGTATCTAACTTTGATGGCATGATAGATGGGCTACATTATAATTCAAACCCTGGCTTTCGCAGGGCAAAAAAAGCAACTTCAAATCACGATTATAATTTAGGAATAAAAGGAGCCTGGTTTGTTGGAAGCTCACGTGACTACTTTAATAAGTATGAGGATGATCAATTCATTGGCATTGAAGTATATAACAGCTGTGGGAGTTTTGTAATTGCTAAGAAAAAAACAGCATAACAAGCCGAAATCCCGCGCAAAGCGGGATCTGCCTGGGGATGGCCGCCCGGCACTGATGAGAGCAGGCCAATTATTATAAACTAAACCCCGGAGAGCTGACCGGCAAAAACCAGCAAAAAAGGATGAAAACTTTAAAAGAAAACACTGCAGAATTTATCAGCGATGTAAAAAACGTGCTCGATGGCGCAAGCTGGGACTGGGAAGCATGCACTTCAAGTTTGAGGCATGAGGATGCCGACAAAGCATGCCACTATTTGGAATCTCAAAAATTTAGCCTCGAAACTGTAAAAGAAGCCCTGGCAGATGTATGGGATGACTTTTTGTACAATGTGAAATCGCAAAAAATCAGAAATAACGAAATGGCTCTTTATGCAGCTCGTATGATCGCTAACGAATTAGCGTACAAACGAATTAACAAATTTAGTGTTGATCAATCACGCCCGCGCAATTATTACAACAGTAAGAAATGGTGGATTAACGAAACGATCACGTTTAAAATTTATCCCGGACTTCATTAATTCAATCATTACATTAATTAAACCCCGGAGAGCTGACCGGCAAAAACCAGCAAAAAAAGATGAAAACACAAATCAGCAGAACTTACGAAATTGTGAACAAAAAATCAGCAACAGCACGTGCTTTACGCGATGCTGGCTTTGTAATTCATTATCAAACAATTGTAAGTACAGGCAAACTTAATGATTATAAACAAATAGAAACAATTGGAGAACTCTGTAAATCAGGATGTTTAAAGAAAAAAAGTGAATCAATTCACTTTAAAAGTGAAAATTCGCTCTATAAAGGACACATTGAAACTAAATTTAATGTGATAAAAATTAAGCGTAACAAGTTTGCACGATTAATTGGCGAGAGCTATCATAATCATATAGCCTCGTTATATCAATCGCAACGTGCAGAAGTGCAAGTTTTGTCAAATAATTACGATCCTGCTGCAGTTGAGCAAAAGGATTACAATGCTTACAGCAAAAGTTACGGTTTTCCAGCAACCTGGAAAAATGCAGCAGCAGTTGTTAAAGGCAATGAATTTGAACTCTTCAATTATCGCGGAAATAGCAAGGGCACTTTTGCAATTCCACATTGGAAGCAGCTGGATAATTACAATTTTGAATGCTTAATTGATAATGATCTGTATGCAATTAAAAGAAGCACAAACATCTACAAGCGTTTTGATGCGCAAGGAAAATTAACTGGCTATGCAAAAAAAATGAAACATCCCGAAAATGGGGAGCTTTACTGGGAGCACGGTCGTGACTTGAAGGAAATTGCAGCTGAATTTGAACATAAAAAGCAAATAGCAGCAGAAAAAATTGAACGCGAACGAATTAGAAAAATTAAACTTGAAAAAGAAAAAGAAATTGAGCGTGCGAAACGCTTAATAATGCGAATTGTTAACAGAGCTGATGTAACATTCAGTGATGCAAGGGCAGTTGGCTATTGTGCGTCTGGGATTAAAGGGTTTTGCGATCGCAACGGAATTGATTTTAGTGAAAATGCAAAAGTTAAATTTGCTTTTTTAAAAAGACATCCGGAAACATTACTTCTTCGCGATCACATTGCTCAACAACTTGCCACTTCTTTAATTGAAAAAATATGAAAGCCCTATCAATTCGCCAGCCCTGGGCCGATCTTATCGGCCAAGGGCTTAAAACTTGTGAAATACGATCCTGGCAAACGAATTATCGCGGCGACTTGCTTATCTGCAGCAGTGCGCGCCCCGATAATTTCATGCGCGAAATAAAAGCCAAAGCAGATCCGGCGCGCGGCGCGTATCTGCTTAACAGCGATCCGCGATTAGAAGGCTATTATCAATTAGGCTTTGCACTTTATATCGTTGAACTTTACGACATTACGCAATTTACGCCCGCGCTGCAAGAAGCGGCTATGTGCGATTATTCGCCCGGCCTTTTTGCCTGGCACGTCCGAAACGTGCGAAAAATAAAGCCTTTCAAAGTAAAAGGCCAGTTAGGATTATTTAATATTTAATAATTAAGAGCTATGATAACATTTATTCAGAAAAAAAATAAAGGATTAACCTATACCGCATTTGATCCTATTTTAGATAAGCATGTAGATTATTGGAAATCAATTAAAACAGTTAAGGTTTTAAAAGATAAAATATTCATTCAAAATATTTCGTTTCAGTATTTTACAGAGCTAATTCATAAAGATAAAATTAAATTTAGAATTATTACTGAACTTTAATTCATCAACAAATCAACAAATGAACAAATCAACATGAACATCAAACAAACCTTCAAAGCCTACCCGCTCAAAGTGAGCGGGATAGCCGCCCGGATGGGCAAGAGCCGCCAATGGCTAAACGCTCTGATACATGAGCGATTAAACACTAACGACAGATCCGGCGCGATCAAATCCGTTGAAAAAGAAATTCATAAATTAGCCGAAGAATTGAAAAACTTAAAAATTGAAAGATGAAAAACACACACGCAATTGATGCAATTTCGCTGCAAATTACAGAACTGGAAGCCCGGCGCGATTACAATAACGATCTTACAAGCGATGAAACAGAGCTGCTTAGTGCGCTCAATTTCTGTTATGATCTGCTTTCGCGTACCGAAATAATCAGCAGTATCACCGTACCAACTCCCGAAGAAATGAAAGAGCCTGGCATGGATGACGACATGATCCAACGCTTTGGAATTGTTTCAAATCAGTTGGCCGATGAAGTGCTGCAAAAAATCACAAAGCCATGAAAGACAACCTACCCCGATTTATGATAGCCGAAAATCCGCTGATTGAATCTGGCCGCGAATTTGTGCTACACATCAAAAAACCGGCATTGCTGATCGAAGTTTTCGACACTACCGATTGGCCAAAAGATAAATACATTGAAGCATTGCAACAGTTTAATGTTTACGGCACTACTACCGTTAATGAGATGGATTTTTTGCTGGTGCCGGTTAAATTGTTCGACAATCCGGAATTTGAAACCCAGGAAGATGCCGACCGCATGGCCGGCCTGTTCAGGCGAGCTGCCGACTGGTGGCATGCCTACATTAAATTTGAAGAAAAAAACGCCGCTGAATAGCGCAACTTTAACATTGAACGCCAGAAAGCCTTGAGAAATCAGGGCTTTCTTTTTTTGTCCTTTTTAAAACATATGGGGTAGTATATTTTTGGTCAAAATTTAAAACCATAACTTATGAATTTAGAATTGAATGCACTTGGGACGATGATCAATAAAATTACTACCGGAAAAATAACGGAAGTAAATTATCCTTGGTTCGACAAGTATATAAACTTGTTTTATGAGGTGGAAAACAATGTTATCACTGCTCAAAAAAAAGTTGAAACGATAACATTTACTTCAAACAAGAAGCAGGTAACTGTTAAAGTGAATACTATCAGAATTGACAAGTTTATGAAGTACATCCCTGTCGGCTTTAAAAAAGGCGATTTGGGTATAACTATCGAATTTTCTATTGTTTAACCCTAAATATCATTATTATGATTATCAGAATGTTAGCCTTTGATGGCGAAGCCAAATCGGCTGGTGGTGCAAATAACACTGTATCATCTACAATGCCTGGCACTCGGTTTAATTACACCGTTAGGTAGCAATGTCATTTCGCGTAATTGATCAACTACGAAAAGAAACAGATCAGGTGATCTTGTTTCATAGTGCAACCGGAAAGGATAGCATAGCCTTATTGGATATGCTGTCCTTTTACAAAGCACCTACCTTGTTTAGTTTAGCAATCAAATTTTTTGCACTATGACAATCGAAATTGAAACTACAAACGCCACAATCAACAAAGTTGAGGCCGGTGAGCTTAAAGAGCTAAATTATCCCTGGGTAAATCATTATGTGCTGCTTTTTTGTGAGGTAGAAAACAATGAAGCCACAAAGCCCAAAACCATTAAAAAGCTCAAACTGAAATCAAAAACTAAAGAGCTTTTGGTTGATGTGAAAGGTGTGTACCTGGATACATTCATCAACTTTATCCCGAAAGGCTTTAAAAAAGGCGATCACGGGATTACTGTAGAATTAAATCATATTTAACCCTTAAAACCCTAAAACTATGGCTGAAACCGGAGGAACTGGCCGCATGACTGCAGGCCAACGTATCAGAGCGGCATTTAATGGTATTTTCAGAAGAAGAAGATAATATGCCATTCCGCGTAATTGATCAACTACGAAAAGAAACAGATCAGGTGATCTTGTTTCATAGTGCAACCGGAAAGGACAGCATAGCCTTATTGGATATGCTGGCTCCTTTCTTTAATCGAATCGTTTGCGTATTTATGTATATAGTGCCCGAAATCGAACACATTAACAAATATATCAGGTGGGCACAAAACAAATACAGCTGTGAGTTTATGCAAGTGCCTCATTTCCTTTTGCCCGAATATATCCGAATGGGTTATATGGGTATAAAAAAGGATGAAACCGTAAAACTAAGCAGCCTAGCCAGACTGGACGAAAAAATAAGAGCCAAAACAGGTATCAATCACAGCGTTTATGGCTTTAAAATGAGTGATAGCATGAACCGCCGTTTCATGCTCAAAGACTTACCAATGCAAGCCTTCAATACCAAAACTAATAAAGTATATCCGCTATCAGGCTGGAATAATGGCCTGGTGCTTAAATATATCAATCAAAAACGATTGATCAAACCGCTTACCTATAACCAAAAGACCAGATCAACAGGTTTTGATATTACTGATCCAGATTTGCTTGTATGGATGCAGCAAAACTATCCTGATGATCTGCAAAAGGTGTTTGAAACTTTTCCTGCAACAAAAACAATCCTATTTGAATATGAGTACCAAAATCAAAACCAGTGAAACGATTACTGTGCTTCGCAGCCAGATCAATTTTGCAGCCTACAATCCCAGGCTCGAAAATGAAGATGTGGTAAGGTCTATCCGCCAAAACTTTAGAAAAGTGGGCTTTTTGGGTGGTATTGTGTGGAATGCCCTAACCGGAAACCTTGTGAGCGGCCACAAGCGGGTGCAAGCCCTCGATGTGCTTAATAATTACGATGGAACGCTCGAAACAGATTATCCCGTTAAAGTGGAACGGGTGGAAATGGACGAAAAAACAGAAAAAGAGCAAAACATTTATATGAATAACCAAACAGTGCAAGGTGAGTTTGATTTTGAAAAACTGGCCGCACTGTTGCCCGATATTGACCCAAAATCAGCCGGCCTTTCATCCGACGATCTGGATTTAATTGCTACCTATGTGCCTGATGTTGACTTTGGAACAAATGACACCATCGTTTCTGATATTGAAAATGTGGGTGCTGAATTGCAAGAGCAACAACAGATCGAACGCACCATAAAACAAGCCGAAAAACAAGAAAACCAAGAGCAGGAACAACCTGAACAGCCTGAAAAAGCGCCATTCGATTACAGGCAGGTAAAGCAGCAACAAAAAGAAGCTGCCCAGGCCGATGCTAAAGAGAAATATGTAACACTTTCGTTCACTACTTATGATGCTAAGTACCTGTTTTTAACAAAATTCGGTTTTAATCCTGATGCTACAATTATAAAAGGCGAAGATTTCGATAAAAAACTTGAATAATGCAATACACCGAAGAAATATTAAAAAAAGTGAAATCGTTCGGGGCTCTGCAGTATCCGGTTGAGCGTGTTATTAGCATCCTCAATCCCGAAAATCCTGAACAATTCAAAAAAGACTTTGCCGATCCGGATAGCCCGCTTTTTGTGATGTATCAGGCTGGTTTTAATGCCGGGCAATACCGCCTTGATGTGGAAAACTTTCAACTGGCCGAAATTGAAACTAAAAAACAGCGCATCGAACTGCAACAGCTCGAAAAGGTGCAGGCCTTGCGCCAGGAACTTTTTGGAATATGAGCCGATACACACCCCTCGAAGAAATTAATAAGCTGCCTGTAAAAGTGATACAGGGATTTCTTAAATCCGGCCAATCTGCTGCCATACCAGCCGAATTGCAGCAGTATATCCGCGAAATCGGAAGGGTTTCCGAAATATGGAATACTGACCATGAGCACAATATTAGCCGAATTGCGCGCAAAATGCAGGAAACTTTTCCTGAAATGGCTTTCAATACGGCACGCGACAGGGTATATGATGCAATCAACTACTTTCACCTCAATAGCACCGTAAAAGCTGCTGCCTGGGATAATTACTATGCCGACCGCATGGAAGACCTGGCACGGCTGGCCATTGCCGCCAACAACTACACACAAGCAGGTAAGTTTATGGAACTGGCACGCGAATACCGCAAAGAAGCAAGCTCCAATACCATCAATCCGGATGAGATCAAACCTATTATTCAGCTCGTGAATCCTTCGGTTGATGCCAAACAGCTGGGATTGAAAGAAGATTTTAACCTGCGTACACTCTGGACTGATACCGAAAAATTTATTGACAAACTGCCCGCCGACGAACGCGCCAAACAGCAAGCCAAACAGGATGCCGCGCTTAATCTGGGTATTGAAGATGCCGACTATGAAATCATTGACGGATAAAGAAATACGGGCTACCATCGAAAAAAAATACAACAGTGTGGCGCAAACCCATGCACTGCTGGCCGATACCACTAACCTTATCGGCATGCTTGGCCGTGGTTCGGGCAAAACAACCGAAATAATGGCTCCCCGATTTGTGCGGGTGGCCTACAACCTGCCCCGTGCCACGCTGGCGCTTGCTGGTCCTTCGTATGCCTTTGTGATTGATAGCATCGTGCCCGGATTGCTTACCTACCTGAATAAATACTACAAACGCGGCACGCATTTTGAATATGGCAAAGAACCCCCGCGCTGGTTCAAAAGGCCTTATACCGAAATTGTTGACTGGAAACATACCATCAGCTTTTCGTGTGGAACTGTGGCCAAATTTGCCGGTGTGGATCGTGCCAATACTTCATTGGTAGGGCAAAATATTGCCCATATCATTATTGACGAAATGCTGCGTATCAGCGAAACAAACTACAGCGAACGCCTGCAACCGGCCAAACGTGGCGACCGCACCATTTTTGGCGAATCGGTTTATTTTGGTGGCGTTACGGGCTTTAGCAGTGCGCCAAACTTTGAAAATGACCATGACTGGTGGCTTGCCTGGGAGCAAAATATGGACAAAGAGCTGCTGCAGGAGATCATGTATGTGGCTTATAGGGTGAGCACCGCACTGGCAAAGGCCGAAATGTGGAAAACAGAACGCCAAACAGCCATTGAAGGCGGCCTGCTGGATAAAGCCCAAAAAATTGATGCCAATATTGATAAGGCTTTCCGATTTGCGGCACGCTGGCAGCCCAAATTGGAAGAAAAACGTAAAGGAGCTACCTATTTTATGAAGGGAACCAGCTTTACAAACCTTGTAATACTTGGGCTTGATTATATGCGCGAACAGCTGCAAGGCAGCCGCCACAACTTTGATAAATTTGCGCTAACGATCCTGAACCAACGACCCAAAAAAGTACAAAACCGCTTTTTTAGCCAGTTTGCCAACAAACATATCTTTACTGACAGCTACCGTTACGACAATATCGACCTGTATGCTGTGGATGGCACCTACAAGCGAAGCAGCCGCGACCTTAAATACTGCCAGGCCGATATGCCGCTACTGATGGGATTAGACCCCGGAAACTTTATGAGTGCCGTATTTGCACAAGAGCACTCCGAAGCTGGAACGCCTGTGATGCGGGTGTTTAAAAATATGTGGGTGATAACGCCCGATGAGCATCATGCACTGGCCGAAAAAATCAATACTTTTTTTGGAACGCATCGACGAAAGGTGATTTATATGTATTACGACCGTGCCGGAAACCAGCGTAAACAGGTGTTTTTTGGCAATGCCAAGGGCGATACAGATGCCAAAATATTACGCTCCGAACTGGAAGCCCTTGGCTGGACGGTACATCTGATGAGCCAGGACCAGCGCACAATCTACCATTGGCAGCACTACAACCTAAACAGCCGCCTGATGGCCGAACGCGAAAAGCGCACCCCACGCCTGCGGATATGCCAAAATGAATGCGAGGAACTGATTAGCAGCATGAATATGAGCCCACTCAAAAAAACAGATAACGGTATGATTGAGCTGGACAAAAGCAGCGAAAAACGCCTCGACTACCCTGACCAAGCCTGGTACAGCACCCAAATACCAAGCGCACTGATGTATCTGGTGCATGGCAAATACGAAAAATGGATCCCCGAAACAAAAAATTTACCGTCGGATATTGAAGGCCTTTAGTTTTATTACTTATCTTAGTGGCCTCATTGTTAAACCAAATCAATTATCTTATGGAAACACAAGTAATGCTGATCATTTTCTTTTTTGCTTTTATCGTTGTTTTTCTGGCAATTTTTAAGTCTGTAATTATGTGGGCTATTGGTACAGAAGCACTTGTAAAAACACAAAAACAAAGTATTGAACTACTCGAAAAGATTGCTTTTAATCAGGCAATACAGCAAGAAAAAGACCCTGCCGAACTGGATAAACTTTTTAATGAATATAAGGAAAGTTTAAATCCTAAGAAGAAAATAAAGAAATAAGCTAAAAACTAAAACTATGAATTTTGATCCAAATGATTTAGCGTTTGCTCTTTTGTTTTTGATTGCTCTGATTGGCCTTTTCTTACTTTTAAGAGGTGTAATGCTTTGGTATTGGGGTATAAGCCGAATACACAGCCAAAATGAAAAAATTATTAAGCTATTGAAGCAAATAGCACCACAGCCTGAAAAAGATAAAAGTGAAGAAAATAATTCTTGACTTTTTTAGAAACGGTTGTATCTTTGCGGTGATAAAAATTTCGTTTCATGTTTCGTACATACCCTCATAACATAAGAAAAAACCAGATAGGTTTCTGTTGCCGCGAGGCGCAGTCGGTTTACGAAAGCCGTATCACCCTATCTGGTTTTTTCTATGGAGGACATAAATTATGTTACAATCTCATCCCGCAACTGTAACCACAGTTGCCACCATTAACAAAACACAAATTGTTGTAATTGAAAACGGCGAAAAACGAGTTGCCGTTAAACCTATTTGCGAAGCTTTAGGAGTTGATTTTTCAAGTCAATTACAGAAGTTAAAAAGCGATCCAATTTTGAGTTCAACTGTGGTGCTGAGCACCACAGTTGGATTCGATAAAAAGGAGCGCGAAATGGTCACTATTCCGTATAAATATGCTTTTGGTTGGTTGTTCAGAATCGACAGCCGAAACGTGAAAGAAGAAGCCCGCGAAAGTGTGATGCGTTATCAAATGGAGTGCTACGATGCTTTGTACAACCATTTTGTTGAGCTGGACGAATACATTAAGTATCGCGATGAGCTTTCGGCTCAGATTTATCTGAAGGTGGAAGCTGCACGCGACGATTTTAAGCTGGCCAAAAACAAACTGGAAGAATACAAAGAGGAGTTTGCAGCCGCGCGCAAGCTCACACTTGAAGATTGGCGGGAGCAGCGCAAACAGCTCGAAATTGATTTCACACCTATCCAGGAAGGAGGTGCCCAATGAAAAACGAATCAAAAGACATTGTAATTGATGGCGTTCGCATCACTCCCGAACTGATAGCAGCTATTAAAGAGCTAAAAAGCCACGATAATAGCGGAAACATCAAAAAAGTAAAGGACAGCATGTACGAATCGCTGGCTTTGCTTACTATAGCCACCGAACGCGAAGAGGAGTTTTTGCAGGATGTGCAAAAGCTTGCCGGTTCAGGCTATTATGTGTATCAGTTTTTAACCGCACTCGAAACGGTTGATTGTGTAGAAGAAGAGTAGTGCTTTAGCTGCTGTTTTCTTATTGTTTTTTTTAATTGTCCCACCCCGCCACCATGCGGGGCTTTTTTTTTGCAAAACAAGTTTGTCCTTTTATGTTGCGCTTTGCTGGTGCATTTTTGTATCCATGAATAAAACAATAAGCGGAACCGAAGCTTTAGCACGTATGCGCAAGATGCGCCACGATGCTGATAGCTGGTTTACGATGCAGCACCTTACGTGGAACGATGCACAGCAGCAAACCAAAGGTATGCGCACCGTGGCACGTTGCCGCCTGCGGCCTGCACTGCCCGATGAAGCCATGCGCCGCCCTTCGGATATGTATCTTCCCTATACTGATCTGGATTTAAACGAAAACCGGATGGCCTACCGCCACCTGATTCGAACAGTGGCCTTTCCGCCTGAATTTGAAACACTGCACATTAATTGGCTCGCACCATGAACATACAACGCTACGGAAATCAAGGCCTCGTTGATGATGGCCATAAAGCGCTCATAAGCTTTGAAATACTGGCCACCGCCGACCAGCTAAGCATCGAACGCGACAAAACAAAGTTTGCCCAGGCTTCGCTTTATAACGAAACTTTTATGCTGCAGAACTATACCATTGCAGCATTTGGACAATACAACAATTTGCCCGGCGAACTGAAAGACCTGATCAAAAACAATCACCTGCTGCCCGAAATACTGGCCAAGCAAGTACGCTTTATGTACGGACAAGGGCCGTGGTTGTTCAAAAATCAGATCACAAACGAAAAGCTTAAACGTGTGCCCGTTGATGCTGCACAATTTGCCCGTGTGTGGCAGTGGCTCAACAGCTGGAAAAATGCCGGCCTAGCCGATGATGTGCGTACCTACCTGAAACGCACCGCCCGCGAATATTACTACACCGAAGGCGTGTTCAGCAAATGGCGTTTTAACAGATCGCGCCGCATTGGTGGAGATATGCCCGTGCGTGGCCTCGAACATGTGCCCACCACCCGCGCAAGGCTGGGCAAACGTGGCGTGATTGATATTACCAAACCCCTTGAGGACGAAATACTCGATCTGGTAATATACAGCCAATGGGATAAGCCCTACAAAATGGATTTTGAAGTATTCCCAAGGCTCAACAAAGCCAATCCCTTGCAGCATCCGGTAGCTATCAACTACACCCGTGATTTTGGCTATGGCGAAGAAGTATATAGCTTTCCAAGCTTTTACTATGGCCTGATGGAATGGATAAAAGGCAGCAACCTGAACCCCAAATACATCAACAGCTACCTCAAAAACAGCCTGAGTGCCAAGCTGCACGTTTTGATACCTGATGTGTGGATTCAGCAAAAAACCGAAACGCTCAAGCAAATCTGCGAAAACAACAAATCGCGCGATCAGCAAAGCCTTCCGCTTATCACTACCTACGATGGCCTCACGGATATTGGTACTACATTTAGCCATGGTCTGGTAAACAAGCTGATTGATAAAAAGCTCGAAAAACTGAGCAGCGTGCTATCCGGCGAAGGCGAAAACCAAGGCAAAGCCTTTATAAGCCGTAAATTCCAAACGGAGCACGGTGTGGAAGAATGGGAGTTTAAAGAAATTCCGGTAAAATACAAGGAGTTTATTTCGAGTATTATCGAAGTGGACAAGCGCGCCGTTGAAGTGATACTGGCCGGCAAAGGTCTTCCACCATCAATTAGCAATGTTACCAAAGATGGCGTTTTCCAAAGCAGCGGATCAGATGCTTACTATAATTATATGATCTACCTGAACAGCCTGCACTATGCCGAAGAATTTATAACCGAAGACATAAACCGTGCTTTGTGGATCAACTTTCCGGAGCTGGAGCAGCAAAATGTAACGCTTGGATTTTTGCGCCACGTGCCCGAACGCCAGGAAGAACTACAACCCAAAGAACGTATCGAAAAAATATCACAATAAACCGCTGAGCCATGCCTACAAATTATAAATACCCTTTTGCATCGGGCGAAGAAATAAAAAAAGCCGCTTCACAAATCAACCTCAATATTGAGATCGAAAACCTGCAAAGCAGCCTGCTCAATGCCGCCAACCTGTTCAAAGACATCATAAGCGCCGAAGTGTATGCCCGTATGCTGGCACACTACAACAGCGGCACTTACGATCCTGATGGAACGGCTATAAACGATCAGCTGGTGCAATTGTGCCAGATACCATTGGCTAACCTGGCTATGCACGACCATTTTATATGGATGCAGCTCAATATTGGCAATAATGGCATAACGGTAGTAAAAAGCACCAACGAAACGGCTGCTTTCAAGTATCAAACCGATGAAGCCAAGGAAATGCTTTGGAATACGGCATGGAACGCTGTTACAACACTCATCGACTTTATGGAAGCCGACGAAACCACCATTACCGAATGGGACGACAGCAACCAGCGCAAGCAACTGAAAGAACTGTTTTTTCAGGATTATCGGGAGTTTGATCAATACTACGGCATTGATCGCAACGCTGCTTTTTATGTGCGTTCGCGCTTTTTGATCAAAGAAACATTGCTGGCCGATATTTCGCCGCGCGTGCCCAGGCTCGATACCATTGTGGACGATGTGCTGTTGATCAAGATAAAACGCTATCTGGCTTATCGCACCATTGAGCTGGCCATTAGCCGCTTCGATGTGCTGCACTTGCCGCAAAGCATTCGCGTGAGCATCAACAATCAGCACACCAACAAAGCCGACGACAGCAACACTATTCAGGAAAAGCTGCGCAATCAAATTGCCCGCAAAGCCGATTTGTATCTGACCGAAATTGACAGCTATCTGGCCGCTAAAGCCACTGATCCAACAGCCGAAACAAGCCCACTTGACGATTACGAACTAAATACCGATACCGATCAAAAATACTTCAATGCCTTATGATCACCATAAACCACAACCAAAAGCAAATCAATATCCCCAACAGCTGGAACGAACTCGACAGCCGGCAGTTTACTGGAGTTTGCAGCCTGATACACGAGCTGGTTCATGCCCGCGTGGATCTGATCGAATACAAACTCACCCTCATTCAGCTGCTTACGGGCTACACCCGAAGCCGGAAGAAATACAGCACTGAGGAGCAGGAAACGATCAACAACAACCTGTTTATCCTGGCCGAAATGGCCGATTTTACGATGCGGCCACACTACGAAAACCCTGAGCTGCTCGATGTGTTGGCTATTGAACTGCAAGAGGAGCTGCAAACCAAATTTCCGTACCAAATCACCAAACCCGAATACCGGGCACAGCTCAATGCCGTGCTGCCATTGCTGCAATACAGGCCTGCGCTCACTTTCGATATGCAGCACAATCCGCTCAAAGTGATCAAAATAGGCCGCAAACGCTATCACGGCTTTACGTTCGATATTGACGAAAATGGCGTGCTGCAAACCGATCTGCTGGCCGAAGAATATGCCGATGCCTTACAGTATTATCGCATGTGCCACACTTTAGGCGACAGCTATCTTCCGGCTTTGGCAGCTGTGCTTTACAGACCCGATCGCTCCAAATACGATACCGTGAGCATGGAAAAACGCATCAACGACTTCAAAAAAGCCGATCCAGATGATTTGCGAGCGGTGTTTTATGCCGTGCAAATGATACAGCAATACCTTATTGAAAGAAGCCCCTGGCATTTGCTTTTTGATCGCCAAAGCACCGAAGCCGACACAGCAGGGCAAAATCATGCCGGCCTTATGGAAATGATCTACAGCCTTAGCCAGGCCGGATATGGCAGCAAGGCTGATATAAGCCTCTGGAACCTGCGCGACTTGCTTAATGTGCAGATAAAAACCCTGCGCGATGGTGTGCTACAAATGCGGATGTATAAGATGAAAGAGCACGAAATAGCCGAAAAAACCGGATTATCCATTTCACAACTTGCACAATTATGAAAAGCCTGATTGATGTAGTTACCTATTTTGCCAAGTTTCCGGCACGCGAAGCCGTGATGGAAAACTTTAAGGCCACAACAGACCTTACAACGGGCTATCAAAGCCTGAAAACCAGCCTGCAAAACCTGCCCGCGCCTGTTATTCCAGCCATAAGCACTTTTTTAGTGAGCAGCAGCGAAGAAGTAATACAAACACGCCTCAAAAACATGAAAGGTTTTTTTCTGATGCTCGAATACGGCAATTTGGAATACAACGAATCGCAGCGCGACCACCGCACAGGAAGCTTTAGCCTTAGCCTTACCATTGGCCACAGCTTTAGCAAAGCCAACAGCGATATGATGCACGAAGGCCTGCTGATGCAGCAATGCCTCGATTATTTGATGCTGATAGCCGAAACAATGGAAAACGACCAGTTTGAGCTATGCAGCCAAAAACAACTGATGGACGGTGTGATCAATATAAGCCCAGCCGATCCGATATTGCTATACAGCAATGTGGGCTGGGTGATGAGTTTTAAAAAACGTGATAACAACTGGGTATAATGGCAAATAAACCTGCATTTCCGGCAAAGCGAACATCTAATCTTTCGCGTATCAAAATGAACTTTGTAAGCAGCATTTTGCAGCGCGATGCCGAACGTATCCGCGCTGAGCAGGAGCAAGTGGCCAGCGACTGGAACTTATACGAATCAGGTAAGCTAAAAAGCATGTTGCGGGGTCATTTTTCTATTAATGCCACCAATGATGGCGGAAGCCTTTCGATGCGCCACCTTGTATATGCCCGTTTTTTGGATATGAGCACTGGCCGAAGCCGTGTGATACGGCAAGCCAGGCGCGAAGGCTATCATTTATACAACCGTATCCTGTTCGGAAACCTGTATAACAGAACCTTACCGGGGCTCAAATACGGATTTACCGAACAAGTGCAGGACGACATACAAAAAGCCCTAGATGGTGCTATGAGCGGCGGAAGCGATGCCGAAAGGCTTTACCAATCACTGATTATTAAAAAACTAAGAAAATAGCAGCTATGGCAAACCTCACAGATGATGTATTGAAATGGACGCTCGACATCAACGGCCAACCCGCCATGAAAGAGCTGAACGATTTAGAACAAAGCACCAAAGACCTCGAACGCACCAATAAAGACCTGCGTGTGGAGCTGCAAAAGATGGAAGCAGCAGGCAAAAAAAATACAGACGAATACAAGCGCCTTCAAAACCAGATGAAGGGCAATAAGGCTACCATTGAGCAAAACAAAAGCCAGATGGATAAGCTGCGCAAAGAAGTTGGCCTGAACGCACTAACCGCAAAGCAGCTAAGGCAGGAATACCGCCACCTGAAAACCCAAATGGATAACACCACACCCGGCACAGCCGAATGGAAACGCCTCGAAAAACAATTGGGCGATGTAAAAAATAGGCTGGGACAGGTGAATGTGGCTAGTAAAAAAACCAATCAGGTGATGGGTGCTTTCAAAAGCATACTTCCTGCTTTGGGTTTTGCTGCTGTTGCTGCAGGAGCTAAACAATTGCTCTCAAATATCATTGCAGTAAGGCAACAATTTGAGAAATATGAGGCTGTTTTACGCGTATCGCTTGGAAGTCAAAAAGCAGCCAGCCGCGAATTGAATATGCTGAAACAATTTGCAGCCGAAACACCCTTTGCATTGAGCCAATTAACAGGTGCTTATGTAAAGCTTACAAACTACGGCCTTAAACCAACACGTGAAGAACTTACCAAATATGGTGATGTGGCGGCCAGTGTTGGCAAAAGCTTTGATCAGTATGTAGAAGCAATTGCTGATGCTGCGACCTTTGAATTTGAACGCCTCAAGGAGTTTGGTATTAAAGCTAAAAAGGAAGGCGACAAAATCAGCTTTACATTTAAAGAGCAGACCACTGTTGTGGATGCTAATTCTCAAGCTATAAAAGAATATATGGCCAGCCTGGGCGAACTGGAAGGTGTGCAAGGCTCAATGGCTGCTATTTCTGCAACTTTAGGTGGCAGAATTAGCAATTTAGGTGACGCTTGGGATATGCTGCTTGATTCGATGGGTGGAAAAACAAGCGGTGTGTTTATTACAGTGATAAACTACATGACTATGTTTATCAACAAACTCACTATTGCATTGCGCTCGATGGAAGATATACGGGCAGAAGTGATGCAAAACATGGAAACACAAAGCATGCAAAATGCCTTACAGGAAATCAATTCTATTTCAGCAAGCCTAATTAGAAATGGTGTTGACGTTCAAACGGCACAAAAAAGAGCTTTTGAACTATATAGCCAACAAATGGAAAATTCTATTGCTGCGGCTAGGGAACAATTGAAAACAGCTGAAGGTGATCAAAAAACATGGCTGCAAACGCGTCTTGATTTGCTTACACAGGAAAATGAAGCTGTTAAAACATACTACAAACAAATGGATGATCAGGCTTTGATCCGTCAGAAAAAAGAAGAAGAACGCTTAAAGCTTGAAGGTGATAAGTTGCAAAAACTAAAAAACGATATTTTTAAAGCAGAACAAGGCTCATCAAGCTGGCAATACAATATGAATAGCGAAGAAGCTATGTTGCAACAATTCAGGCCATCCGATGAAGAACTACCCGATTTCGATCCAATGGCCACAATGGACGAACTTTTTGCACAGCAGCAACTCAAACTCGACGAACAACGTGCTGCAGGCCTGTTAAGCGAACAGGAACATAACATCCTGCTCGAAGACGTTGAGCGGGCTCATTTAATTACCATGCTAAATTTACGTGAGCAATTAGGCATGGATACGCTGGATATTGAAAAAGAGCTGGCGCAAAAACAGATTGAAGAACAGAAAAGGGTAGAGCAGGAAAAAATAGCCAGCCAGCAACGTATTTTTGATAATGTAGAGCGTTTTCAATACTTAGCAAGCAACTTTGTTAATTCAATGATGGATGCAGAGTTGGCAAATGCTGGTGAAAACGAGGAAAAGAAAAAAGAGATTCGTAAAAAGTATGCTGTTGCGCAATTTTTAATAACTGCAAGTGAAATTACTGCTGATACTGCTATGGCAGTTATGAAAGCAGTTGCAGCCTCTCCACTTACTGGTGGTTTACCGTGGTCTGCAGTTGTTGCGGGTATTGGAGCACTTCAAATAGCTACTGCCTATGGCGAAATGAACAAAGTACGAAACCTTTGGACTGGCGGCTTCACCGGTCCCGGCGAATGGGATAAGCCGCAGGGCATTGTACACAGCAACGAGTTTGTGGCCAACCGCTTTGCCACGCAAAACCCTACCGTGCGCCCGGTGCTCGATCTGATCGATTATGCACAGCGCAGCGGCAACATAAGCAACCTAAACCTTCCGGCTGCTATGGCCGCCGCACCAGGCACTAAGGAAATCATCCGCGAATCCAACACCACCGTTGATCCCACCAGCATACAAATCATGGCCGAGCTGCGCGATGAGCTGCGTAAAGGCATTCAGGCCAAACTCATCGCTTCCGAAACCTATTACCGCACACACAACGAGGGTGCTGATCGCTTGTCGAACTTCAAACAAAAATTACCATAATGCTTCCTTCAATCAAAACATTACCGCCCTTTTATGCGCTGGCTGCCAACGAGCTTGTGTGCCAGGTGCAGGCTTCAGATAGCTTTCCGATTGGTGGTTCCAAAGCACTGCTTAGCATCGCATTTCCGGGCACTACCTACATTAGCTCTTATACCGATCAGGATTTTACGCTCTCGTTTTTGGGCGATGATCATAAATTTTACTTTCGCGAAAGCCCGCAAGACAACGGCCTTGAGCTTCGCACCTGGCATCCTGATGATACCAAGCTTGAGTTTTTGGGTAAGGTGATCGAAGACCTGCGCAAAAATCACTACATCAACAAGTATTATAATGTTTCGCTTGTTTCGCCCTCGTCGGATGCCGGCATAAAAATAGAAGCCAAAGCCGATGGCAAAGCCTATGCCATCACGCTCGATACCGAAATTGCTGATTTTACGGTGATAACCGAACTCGAAGGCACCGA